GTTTCCTTGTTAAAACTCGCAACTTACCGCCCGAAACTATTTGACATGGTTGCGATAAAATCTTTAAACAATCTTTTGCCATTCACGGTGTTCATTCTGCCATGTATCTTTCACACTGTTCCAAAGGTCTCTTGCAAGACGTGCAGTCTGGTGTACAAGATTACTGATACCAAGCTGTATGCCTAACCGTGGCATATCTTAAGGCCCTAAGTACAGGAATGCAGAACCAGAATCCAAAGCTACTGTCTTCCACCTACCATAGATCGTCATACCCTGTGGCATAGTAGTCTGGTTAATAGCGTCACTGTTAGTGCCGGGGCCACCCTGTGCATCCGTTGGCCAATCTGACTCAGCCGTTGTCGCATCACTGGAATCAAATAAAGAGTCTTCTGTAAACTGTATTGCCACTACCACCAGACCAGTCGGTGGTGTGTACGTGCTTGTGTCAGCTAAAAATGCAACACCCGCCTGACCTAGTGTGATGTTGCCCTGTTCTACAACAGTATATCTGTGACTATCCGCTGGGGAATCTGTTGCCATAATTTAATCTCCTTGTATTATGTATGCCTTTCCGCCCGAGATGTTCTGACATGGGCATATCTATCTAAACGCAAACGGGACGATGGCCCTCTGGCCACCTACCTTGTCCCTGCCAGCTTCCTGACGCACCTTGGTTTCCCAGAGTGCTCGATACTTCACAGCGGAAGCGGCACTAACTTCGTCCAGTCTGTCCTCAAAAAGTTTCCAATTAACGTAGTTCACCAGTGCTGAATGTAACGTGTCATCTACCTCCGGCACATCTGAAAGGTTCTCAACCTCCCGTGGCTGGGCACTGTATTCAATGAGCAATCCATTGCTCGTGGTCTCGTCTATTGATTCAAATGTATTCTTACTCGATGTGTTCTTACTGGTTACGAGGGCAATCCTGTCACCCACGTTATACCAAGCAAGATACTCTTCTGGATAATTATAAGCCATTATTTCTCATCTATATTTACAATACTATAATGATCCGTTAGCCTTGGAATCTTCCGGTAGTCACCATCAGAGTCCTTGTAGGCAACGGAATAAATTTTATCTACACGGAGATCAGAGTTCCTGTCTCCCACATTATACCAGCGCTGGTCTTCTACTATATCTATTTTGGAATGCTTTCTTACAACCTTATACTTACGAAGGTCAAGGAGTGCGTCATTGATAAGTGACTTCACATACGTTTCTCCAGCATCTGGATGTACCTTCCTAATCCGTGACAGCATTTGTTTAAATGTCATCTTGCACCCCCAGCACCACCACCAGCCGGTACCCCCATCATATTCTGTATACCAGCGTTATACTGGTTAAGAAGCCATGCATATTGATCTTTGCGTGCCTGTCCAAGCTCAATGTCTTCATCAGTGCCAGTGGTATCCGTAACAATTCTTTCTATTCCCTTCATTGCCGCATAAAGGACTACAAGTGATTCCAACTCATCGGGAAAAAGAGTAATGGCACTATCGCCATACGCCACCGCCGGGTACTGAACCTCTGAGTATTTACCCACAGCAGATGACGATGATGGTAAAATATTAAGAAAATTACTTTCAATGTAATACACGGGATCAGTTGCCGTAGCGTAATCCATATCATCAGAATCGGAAGCACGACCTTTAAGTGAAGTACGTATCAAACGACAGGGCTGGTCAATCGTTCCGTCACTGCGCCTAATGTTATAAATCTTGGCTGTATTTAACGTAGAGGCTGAACTCTCACTACCCACAGCCTGTGGTGTAAATGATACCTCACTGGAGCAAAGCCTCAAAAGAGACAGCGGCATGTGGTTAATTACATCCTTAGCCCCATCCGTCAAAAATGATGTAAGTGCTGTGGTATCAGAAGAATCACCGCCTACTGTACCAACCATATCCTCTACCTGTACTTGGAATGTTGCCATTAGTCTTCAATCACCGTTACTTCCAAGTTGCAACTTGCTGTATTTGCCCTAGCCCAGTAATCAGCATCTGCGGCACGGAACATGGCAAACTCTCCCGCTTTTAGTTTGCAGAAGTAATTAGTGTCATCTTCGTCCGCAATCTCGATATAATTACTTGAATCTAAATTCTTAAAGAACATATATCCATACGTCCCAATATCAGAGGCTACGCTTATTTGCTCATTACTCGTACCTATTACCTGTATACTTTTGTTATAAGACTCGCCAGACACATCAATATAGGTGGAGTCATGCTTACTCTCTTTGACACCACTCTTGCTNTATTCTAGNTGAGCTTCAATTCTTAGTTCGTTAGCCATTGCTACCTCTTCTTTTTCTTCATTTTGGCACTATATGCCTTGGCGGCTTTAACAGTTTTATGTTTTCTTTTCTTNCCATTGTACTTAGTAGTCTTACCATTTATCGGCATAACTATTTCTCCTTAATTTCCTGCACTATTAATCTTTATACTCGCCTGCTTCTTATTCTTTGGGAATATCTTGCTATGGAGATGCTGATGCCTCTCTGCCGCCTTATTTTCAATATCCTTATCCATTGATATCATATTAAAATCTATTAAATCACGCCTGATGGCCGGAGCCCAAGGTGATTCCCTCATCACTGTATTAACCGTATACTGCCGTGGAGACGCCGGTTGCTGGCAGTTTTTACAATAAAACCAGCCGTCCGGATTCGGTTTATCACAATGCATACAAGTTTTCATAGAGGTGGAAGGGGGTTTGACCCCCCAGCCACCTGATCCTTATATCGGGATTCTAACCCCGAACTTCAGATTTTTAGCTATTTGTCACCTTTATGTGAACGTGATATGAGCCTTATCGGCCGCCAAACTAAACACATAATAACTGTCGCCGTCACAAACAAGACTAACTCGGTCACCCTTTGTTGCGCCACTAATAATAGTAATAACGTCAACACCGGTACCTTCAGTTACTGTCTGAGCCGCACCATCTTCACCATCAATACCGATACCATGGATATTATCTCCATCGTCGGTACTTGCGATAATAGTAACAGCATTTGATGCCACGGAATGCAAAATAAAATCTGCATACCATCCCATCATCTCATTGTCTTTGCTGGCACAATCAGGTAGTGTAATAGCATAAGCACCACTGTTCTGGTCAATCAGGAAAACAGTTCCCGAGTCATTCGGCGTAAGCGTCATTGCCTCGGTAACCCATTTTACTTTTTTGTTAGAATCAGAATAGCTACTGTTGTCATTTATAACATCACTACGCATTTCACCTAACTCCTAGTTTAAGCACCACTGGTTAGATCAGTCATCGAATATAACATGTGAGTTTCAGGAATCGTTACTTCAAGACCAGCCTCTGTGAGGATCATGTCTTTCCGTAAGTCTTCATCGCCCTGTTGTACATTCGTGACAACATGAGTATCTCTATTGACACCGTTTCCTACGAGAGGACGGTATGAACAATGCTTCATGTCAGCAAGCAAAAGCATTCCAGCAGACATGCCTCTAAACAACGGTTCCCTGATGATAGACATATCACCATGAACGGTATTTAATTGCATGATACTGTGACCGAATGCACCTTCTCTCTGCACAGCTTGAAAGTTGTACAGGTTAGATTGCGATTCGGTTTCTGCTTCTGTTTCCAAGCTCTTGGTAACAAAACCCGGCCCCAACTTGTTAAAGTAAGAGACTACAGGTAGACTGGCAAGCGCCAGCTTGTTGTTACTGCCACCACGGGCAGGATCAAAGAAGACCTCGAAATCAGACAAGAAAGTATCATAGGTAATTGCCGTTGAAGCCGCCGCCGCAAAATACGGTTTACCGGAACTGTACGTGACAGCACCGGGCGTTTCCGCCTGACGGTTAACAATAACATGACCTACAAGTCCTTCAGTAGTCTGAATTCCACTTGATCTTCCACGTTGACCAAACAACATTGCTCTTTCAATATCGACCTTATGTTCACGTAGCTTGAGATTCCAGATACGACTCCATTCGTCTGCATATCCACGATAACGAGTTGCCATAGAGGTATTGCTCTGCTCGGCCGCCGTTTTGAAGATTTGTGTATAACCAAAATCATCTTCCAATGATTTAGACCATACGTCCGGAGAACCGGAACCTTCGGCAAACGCCGTACCAATAACCTGAGCCACATCACCGTCAGCCACTGCATCATAACCAGATTCGTTGGCATTACCAACGCTCATACAGGTTACATCACAGCGAGTTTCGGAACTACCCTGCACACTGACACTGTCAATACGGAAAACGGCATGTGATTTGCCATCAACCACTTCAACAGCTACGACCATACCCTTGACAAGCCAACTAATAGCGGAACCAGACCCATCATCAAAGTCGATCTGTCCACTAACACCAGCCGCTAACGACGACAGTGCGCTGTCAGCAACTAGGGTACGGTTTGTCCAGTCAATCCGTGAACGGTTCTCAAGGAACCGGAACACAGAATCATCTGTGGGTGCTTTCGCTACCTTGCTAAGATATACAAAAAATGGAGATTCTTCTGGAGCTAATTCAGCAACTCTGTCACTAAAGTCGTATAACCGTCGTTGATCCGGAGCCGTTCCGACACCAGCGGACGTTGCGGCCGCAGTAACATTGCTACTTTTTAGCTGTCCAGTATAATAAGCCATTGCTTATCTCCTTTTTTAAGCTACTTAGGGCAATCTATTCCCAAACCCCCCAGCATTTTTAATGCTGTCCCATGCCTTATCTTCTTCAGATTTTGGCGTAGCACCGGCACCCTGCGTACTGCCGGGTGACCGGGGGGCTTGTTTATTTGCCCTAACAATATCTAAAGACGAAGAAGGCTTCGACCTTTCCTCTCTTCCATTTGTCTTCAGATAAACATCAACAAGCGTCTCGAATGGTAAATCCTCTTTCGGGGTTGAATAGAATTTCACAAAGTCTTCGACCATATTGTCATCAAACTTGTATGAATCCTTCAAATCCTTTCTAAGGTCATTCATAAACACTTGTTCTTGCACAACAGCCATTCGCTGTTGCACTCCTCGATCCACAGCCTCATTTACTTGTGTTTGCACATGTCTATAAGACTCTGAATTGGGATCAAAGAAGGCCTTCCAAGGGCTAAACTCGTCCTCCGTCATTTGAAGACTTTGTGCCTGAATAGGCTGTCCACCGGCTATTGCCTGCTGGAGCGTTTGCACCAGATCAGGTCTGGTCTCCAATAGGTCTACGAGTGGCTGGTATTTCTCCAACTCCTCATTCCGGGCCTGTGCCCGGTCATACATGGACTGAAACTTCTTAGCCTCAGACTCATAGTCCATATTTGAAAACTCAGCTTCTTCGTTACCGGCAACATAATCCATATCCACGCCTTCAATTTCGGGATATTCAGTCACCTCTTGTGTAGTTGCTTCTGCCATAATTCACCTCCTAGATGTCCTTGGTATTTGGGCGTAACCCATATTGGATTTCCCATGCCATGACTTCACCTGTTAAGGGTGGCCCTAGCGCCCCTTATTGGGGCTCCCTTTTTTGCCTACTGTACATTAGTCGCCTTTTATGCCTTCTATCGCATCTTTAACGTCACGCTCACCGAGCTTGACAGCGG